GGATCATGTCGACGACCTGGCGGAAGTCGTAGCCGAAGGCCCCGGTCGCCTCGGGCTGCGGCACGAAACCTGCCCGCACCTGTGCGATCAGCGCCGTGGTGTCCTTCAGCGGATCGATCATCTCATGGGCCGGTGGGACGTGGCTGACGGCGTCCGGCATGTCGCCACCCCAGAGGCCGAGCAACGCACCCTGGGCGTGGAAGCGTTCCGCGACGGGGCGGACCAGCATTGGGATCAGCATGCCGTACTGGACCTGCTCGCAAAGTCGGCGGAACTCGATCTTGCCTGCCCGCAGCGACGAGTAGTTGGCCTGGGTCAGGTCGCCCGACACCTGGTCGTAGGTCAGGCCCGCGCCGACGGCAGCCGCCTCGAGCGCGCGCCGGGCGAAGGCCGCATGGCTGCCCCCGCCGGACGGGTTCACAACCTCCACGCTGCCCACACCGCGACGATAAAGGATCATGCCCGGCTCGAAGGCTTCCACGGTGCGGCCCTGGGCATCCTTCAGCAGGCCCGCGGCACTGCCCGTCAGCGTCTCGTCTCCCTCGTCGGAGACGACGGCGGCGAGGCACGCCTCGATCTTGGCTTTCATCAGCAGCGCGCCCTCGTAGTCACCGAGGTCGCGCAGCCGGGTGAGCACGGGTGCCAGCCAGGAGACGTCGCGCAGCTGGCCGGGCCGGCGCTTGCGGTAGACGTGCAGCACATCCCTGGCCGGGACTGGGTCGCTGGTCAGCGTCCAGCCCGGCAGCAACCACGACGCGCCGGGGTGATGCCGGAACAGCCAGTAGGCGACCGGCTCCCCAACATCGCCCAGCGCGATGCCCTGCAGCGTAGGCCGGCCCTCGATGATCCCGGTGCGCGCCGTGTCCAGATGGTCGCTCTCCAGCACTTGCAGCCGGAGCCCGACCGGGTTGGCGGGCGTGATATCGGTGGGCAGCAGCCGGACGAAGCATTCGCCGCTTTCCACGACGGCGCGCATGACCAGCGCCTGGAGGCCGTAGAGATCCAGGCGCCCCTCCGCGTCGCAGACGGTGCTGTCGGCCCAGCGGCGCCAGGCGTCGGCGTGGGCCTTATCGGGCCAGCGGGTGGTGATGCCGGACCCCACGGCGTTGCCCGTCCAGAGATCGATGATGCGTGTGGCGTAGGGATCGTTGCGCACCGCGTCCCGCGCGCGCCGCGCCACCGTCGCCGAGGCCGCACCCACCTCGACGTTGGCGCTGCCGGCGGACGGTGCCCAGGACGCGGAGGCGCGCAGGTCCTGGGCGGCCGTGTAGCCGCGGATGGCCTGCCAGGCGTCGCGCAGGCGTCCCATCACCCAGTTCCCTCCCTGGAGAAGCTGGCCAGGGTGATGCTGGGCCGTCGCGCCGCGGTGTTCTCGGCGCCGTAGCCTGCGGCCAGCGCGCGAGCGATCTCGTCCAGGCTGCGATACTCGACCGAGCGGCCATCGATCGAAACGCGCGTGGTGCCGCCGGTGAAGGCGTCAGCCAGGCCACGCCAGCGCGAGCCGGCAGGCTGGGCCAGCGCCCAGGCCAGGATGGTGGGGTCCATCGTCGGAACTCCTCAGCGCAGCCAGCCGCCACGCGGTGTAAGCTAGCCATTTGGGCGGGTGGTCGTGGGTGTTGCCGTCTCCGATCGCAGCAGTAGCGGGACGATCTTCCCATCTGGGGGAACATCGCTGGTCTGCAGCGACGCGTTGGCGATCTGGCCGCGCAGCTGCTGCCAGAACCGTTCGCCATAGCGGTTAGCAGCCACAGCGCGGCACGCGCGAGCACCACACAGTCCAGCGCTTCATTCCGCTAGCGCTGCTGTGCATTCAAACCTGGTAAGCCATCGATTGAAGCCGCATCGCACTAAGGTTTGCATGCGGGCAGAGCAGCGCAATGATCGGGCAGGGGAGGCGTGGGGCTGACGACCTACCGGATCAGATCGACATTGACCTGGTTAAGGACTGAGGGTCATCGCTACGGGATTGTGGAGCAAAAAAGGGTCCCTGGCTCCACTTCACCATTGCTGAGCCGAAGAAACTGATAGATGCGCGACCACCGACGCTCAGTCCCTGCAACTGATTCGCCGATCATGACGCGGCATGCCAGCTGCCCTGGAGGTCCAGACTCACACGCACCTGACACGCGACCGGATCCGTCGAGTGCTGCAAGGTAGAACAGGACGTCCCGCGCCAATGTGGTGGCGCCGCTCACGTCGTTTGCGCAATCAACTGTCGGCAGCGCTGTCGCGCCAAAGTGGCCAGATACAATGGCGTCCAGCTGCGCCGTATCAATACGGTGCTGAGCACTACCGATCTCCTTTTGTGTTGCAGCCGAGCCGGCACTGGCTGTCGCGAGCAACACCAGGGCGATCGACGCTTTGTGGATCGCTTGCATCAGATGTCCTGCCGATAGCCATAGAACAGCGCGATATTAGTACCATAGGTGCCGCGGAAGCGCGTTTCGAACGCGCTAACGGTTTCTCGGATCACGAAGTCCTGACCATTCGAATAGTGCCAAACATGCCCACTGATATGGATGCCGATGTGCTTGCGCGGCTGATCCCCCATTGTTGGCAGGCCACCGGCAGAGGTCGTCACGTTTCCGGCCAACGTCACAAAGATCAAGCAGGCGTTATGTGTGTTTGGTAGTGAGGCCCATGGGCCACGGTCGGTGCAATAGTTGAAAATCTCGTCGACGCGGATAGAAACGCCGGTTCCACGCGTGGCCCACCTCATGTTGCCGCAACGCATTCCCACCGTGATGTCAAGTGCGTGACTTACAAAGTGGGCGCAGTGGTTAAGGTCTGCCGCAGTTAGAACTGAGCAGAAATCTGTGATTGTCTTGCCGGCCTTCGCGTCAAGGTCCTTGGGAGTTACATTGCGCAGGTCCATAGATGTTTTCCTCCTAGGTCGCACGACAACCGAAGGACGCGACAGCCGTCAGTAGGGACGGTGCCAGGATCACGCACCAGGACGTCAATCCTTGACGCATTGATCCGACATTCCCCAAATGATTAGAAAGAAGAGACGGTAACCTAGTTCGCCCCTACGATCAAGCGCATGGGCTGCGCGCAGCGTTCGGCGGGCACAAGATTGCCGGCGAACTGCGACGGCGCCCAAGCCTTAGCAATGGGTGCCATCTACTCCCTGTTCAGCGGAGCCAACCAGAGCGAGACGTTAGCCAAGCACGCGGCCGTCGCGTGATCGTCGATGAAGCTGCCCCCGGCGGCGTTTCCGGCGATAGAGGCGCTCGGCCCGATGCAGACGGTACAGGCACCGGGGCAGGCACTGGTGCCAGCGGCGCATCCGCAGCCTCCTCGCGCAGCCGCTGCCAGAACCGCTCGCCGTAGCGGTCGGCCCCGAGCAACCAGAGCGCCGCCCGCGCCAGCACCGCGCAGTCCAGCGCCTCATTGCGTTCGCGCAGCTTGGCCCATTCCTGCCGCGCAAAGCCGCGGCGGTCCTTCGTGGTGCGCAGCTGCTCGGCGACCAGCTGCTTGACCCATTCGACGTCGATCGCCCGCGGCAGATGCACCCAGCCCGGCGGCAGCTCCTCCGCGTCGCCGCGGCCGAGCCAGAGCCGGCGATAGAGGTCAGCCTTCCACGTCGAGACCGAGACGGTCCACAGTTTCAACCCGCGCCGTAGCTTCTGACCGTTGACCAGCGCATCGACCGGCGTTGGCCCCTGCACCGGCTGCGCCCGGTTCCAGCCATCGATGCCCTTGGTCGGCGCGATCCTCGGATCCCGCAGGCGGCGGAGATGGCCATAGACGGCGGCGGTGTCGCGGCCGCCTGTGTCCACGCAGAGCTTGGCGATGCGCATGGCGCCGCCGGCCTGGCGGGGCCAGTCGCGGGCCAGCAGCGTGGCCAGCGCGTCCCACGGCTCGCGCTCGCGCGGACTGCCCTGGATCACCACGTGGTCGACGAGCCAGGAGGAGAACCCCTCGGCCCAACCCCAGATATCGCATTCCAGCCGGTCGTCCTGGACGTCCACGCCCGCCGTCAGCACCAGCGCGCCGGTGGGCACGACGGCCATGGGGAAATCCTCACGGCGCTCGACCAGGCGCTCCCAATCCGGCGCCTCGCCCTGCTCCTGCCAGGTCTCGCCCAGCACCGTGTTCTTGAAGGTCTTGAGGTCCTCGGGCTTGCCCTGGGCAGTCTCCCAGTCGCGGGCGATCTGCTCCCAG